TGCCAGCTTCGGCTACAATAAGCCCATGAAGTACGACGACGCGCAGCGTGAGTACGGTGGGATGGGTCGCCTGAGACGGGCGTTTACCTACAAGGCCCTGAACCGTGTGATCCAAGGATCGGCTGCCGATCAGAACAAACTCGCCATGGCGCAGTGCTACGAGGAGGGTCTGGTCCCGCTCCTCACGGTGCATGACGAATTGTGCTTCAACGTGGAGACCGACGAGCAGGCTGCCCGGATCACCAAGATCATGGAAGAAGGGCTGTCCCTCAAGGTCCCCAGCAAAGTGGATCAAGAACTCGGCAACAATTGGGGAGAGGCCGGATGAACGAGCAGGAAATAAAGTGCATTGGTTTCAAGGACATGGACCCCATGCAGATCGCGGCGCTGACGAGGGTGATGGCGCATGCCCTCAACCTTGCCGACGCCTACAGCGCGGATGCTTTCGAAGAAGTCTTCGGGGACATCGACGAGATGGTGCAGCTGTTCGGGGCTCACGGGTTGACCGTGGAGGTCAACCCGAAGTTTGACTACTGACCCGAGATACGCCGTGCAATTTCCATATTCGCCATCTGCGATGCGAGGTCACCTCCGAGAAGGCTCGGAGACAAGGAGGCCCTATTCGCCGGTGCTGTCGGCAGCTGTGGTGCCGACGGTGCTGGCATTGAATCGAAGGCGGGGGGCGGCAGTGCCGCCCCTTGTGTAGACTGGCTCCCACCACCCGCGCCACCCGGCGTGATGAAGTCGGACGGGCTGGGCTCGATGAAGTCGGACGGGCTGGGTTCAATGAAGTCTTGGCCGCCCTCTTCCGGAGACGGGGGTCTCAACTTTTCACGGGTCCGGGCACGAGACGCCTTGATGAAATCCCGAAAGGGGATTTGAGCCGATGGAGTTACTCGGTTCAGCTTCTCCGCGCGTTCCACCATACGGATTTCGTTAAGCAGCTCTTCGGTGATGTTTCCCGGATAGAACTCCCCGCGCATGATACTCCCAACCTCGTTGGTTCCGATGTTGGCCTCCTTAGCAAGCTGCCTGCGGATGCTTTGCTCGGAAAGACCCAAGGCCCGAGCGTTCTGGATTCGGGCGTAAAGCGCGCCCTGCTCGCGGTACAGATTGTCAAGATACTGGTTCCAGCCCTGAACCATTTCCTCTGGCGTTCTGTCCGCGGCGCGAATTGTGGCAAGGGCTGCGGACTTTGCGTCTGTTCGTCGCGGGGAATACTCGCCGCCTGCGAACTGGAAGTCGCGACGGAGGTTCAACTCCATAGGTTTCAGGCCCGTAACGAGCTTTGCAAACTCAGCGGAGAGGTTCAAGTCTTTCCCCTGCCCGGTCGGCATTTCTATGACAGACCGCGTGATCGGGCCCGGGCGAATCTCTCCACCCCGAACCTCTACGAAGTCACGAATATACCCCGGGATGTATGGTGCGCTAACGTGGTTGATGGAGTTCATGACCTGCTCAAAAAGCGGAGCTGACTGGCGATACACAATGCTCCCGTTCTTTGTTTTGCCCCCTCGGGCAAAAGGCATGACGTCTAGCACACGCTCGATGGACATTGCTTCAGACGCGAAGGGGTCAGAGTATGCCATCACACTTGCCCAGACGGAGTCGGCAATGGCTGCTGCCTCGCTCTTCCCAAGACTTCCGGCTTCATTGTAGGCGCGCAACCCCGCAACAGCCGAGTCGGTCACGAACGCATACGGCATGACATAGCCGAGATCGACGTACTCGATCTTCCCCTGTTGGTCATTGCCAATGATGGCAAGATCATGCCCCGGCAAAAGCTTTTTGGTTTCGGCATGCAGCGCGTCAAGCTGCTCCTGTGATGTGTTGGTTGCCATCATGGAGCCACCGACCACGGACTTCGGGATGATGGCAGCGACAGCGGCATAGGCCATGAGGCGTTGCGCGCCGTGCTCTCTAATGGCGCGCTCGAACGCCTTAGCCTGCTCTTCACCAAGACGTCCGCGAGGAACGTCGGAGACTTTATAGGACATCTCCTTTAGGGCCCTGTCGAGGATGTTGACGGAGTTCCGAATGTTCTCGGAGGCGAAGGACGTGAACGCACCAATCACAGGAAGCTTGTCGAGCTCGCGAACAAACAGGCCAACCCGGTTTTGAATTGGGAACATGTCCTTGACCGCGTCGGCCGCCATGATCTCGATGCCGGACAATCCGGGGTTTGTAAGGCTAGACGTGCGCTTGCCAACCCCCTGTGCGACCAAGTCTTCAAGCAGGTCTGGAATGGGCTGATCCAACCCGGCCTTTGCGAATGCTTCCAGAAGCTTGTTCTGCTCGGAGATAACTCCCACACCCTTGAAGAAAGAGTCGACGCCAGAGAACGTCTTTTCAAAGAACTTCAGGAAGGGGACAAGGCTTTCCCCCTTGTCGATTATGTTGCGAAGTTTACCGGAGAACCGAAGGTCCGCCCCGGCGTCCTTGTATTCTTGCAGTGCCTTGATAACGAGGTTCGTCTCAGAGGTCCCGCTTAGGGCGATGACCCTTGCCATGCGCTCAAGGCCAGCGTCGTCCAAATCTTTAAGGTTGGCGGTAAAGACCTGATACACGTCAAAGACGTCGGTGGAACGTCCAAGGTTCGCGGTCCCGACAAGGGCGAGGGCGTTACCGATGCCCGAGCGCATCTGACTTGCGATGTTTGGAACAACGGTCATCTTCTGCGATAGGCCCTTCATCTGGGCCAAGATGGAAACAAACTCGTCCAGACCCGTAATGCCGATACGGGCAGGAGCGGAGAGAACCCGGTACGTTTCCGGTGAAACGTACAGCCCAGAGAGCTGCCCGTACTGACCGCCAAACGGATCGATTTTAGGGAGCTCGGTGTCTATAACCTCTTTGAGCATAGGGTCTGCTTCGCCGAGCCTGACATAGCCGCTCTGCTTGAGCTCGTTCGTGTACGTCTGTATCACCTTTTCCGGTTTGACCGCTCCGGAAAACTGCGGGGAGACCCCTGAGGTCGGGTCGGGGAGCGTTGTTGCAGCGCTCAGGCGCTGAGCCTCTTGGATAAAGGGGGACATATCAAAACCCGTCAGGTCTTGCCCCGGCTCAGGAACCTTGACGAAGAGCGGCTTCCCGCCCTCGCGGAGCACAGGGATGGCGTCCGCAAGGGTTGCGGTCATTCCAGAAGTGGCCATGTTCTGGTAGAAGCGAAGAGCCTCTGCCGTCTTGGACAGGTCCCCGATGGTCTTAATGAACAACTCACGCGGGTCATCGATCTCGCCAAGAAGCTGACGAAGAACCGGGGACTTATCGATCATAGGTTCCCGAGGCGTCAAAAGAGACCGGGTCATCTTAAAACGCGGCATCTCCATGGCAAACAAACCGCCCTTGGGGTTGACGGTTTCGGACTTGAGGCTCGAAAGTTTCTCCTTAATCGCGGCGCTCGGGTCCATGCCTGTGTTGATCTGACCGAGGCCAATCGCTTCGTTGACCTTGTACCGAGCGAGAGCTTGAACCTGCGGTGCCGAGGCGTTGCTCTGGTCTAGGTTTTTGGCAACCTCATCAACAGCGTTTTTGTATAGGGCGGCGTCCTTGCCCTTGAGGTCCAAGCCCTTGTAGTAGGTGATGGGGTCTTCATAAACCTTAAAGGCGCGCCGCAAAACGCCCTTCTGCTTGTCGGCATGCTCGGCCATGGTCTTCATGGCGGCTTCCAAAACCTGCCGACGCGCGCCCGGGGGAGCAAGGTCAACCTCGCGCTCGAGTGTGGTAAACAGGCGGTCCGTTTCACGCAGGGCTGCATCTTTGACGCGTTCTGCGGCGGCGTTTACTTTGGGGCCGTAGGACGAGAGGTCCGGACCAAAGCCCGTCAGGTATCGGATAATGTCCTTATCTGCCTGCTTCACGGCTCGACGACCTTTGACGGCGCGGGCGATGGGGCCACCAACCTCGGCCTTGACCGTGGCGGTGAACTCGTCGAATGCGGAGATGGCGGCCGAGTTGATGGCATCCTCGCGCGCAGTTACGTCCATGACCTCTTCAAAGACACGCGGGTCAGCTCCCCTCGCGGCAGTGAAGTAGCTCTCGGCCGTTCGCCCAACGGCTTCTGCCCCGGGAATTTTGCTCAACCCTTCTTTGGCTGCCTGAAAACCAGACCGGATGCCGCGCGCAGCAGCAGACGCCGCGTCCGTGCTTCCCACGTAGCCAACGCCTTTTCCAACCCCGACGAGCGCGGTGTCAAAAGCACCTGTGACAAGACCGCCCTCAATCCCGGAACGCAGCTTGTTTCTGATTCTCCGCAGCGCCTCTTCTCGTCCAGACAGCCCGGTGTCTTCCTCTGTCTCAAGCGGCCCGCCGAGGCTGAACGTGTCTGACAGTGTCGCGCGACCATCCGGGGTGAAGATGGTCTCAAACCCAGCCGCGGCAGCCGCGGTGGTTCCAATGAGTCCCTTCTTGGTTCCGAGGGCCGCCCTTCCAATAGACGAGGCCCCGAAGTTATCTGCCGTTCTGAGATAGCGGCTAGTGGCTGGGAGGAGGGTCTTCCCTGCGTTGACCGCCTTCGCTGCGGCGGAAGCTCTGCCAAGCCACCCCACGACCGGGACGAAACCGAGGCCGTACGAGATGACGTCCTCCGCGATCTGCCCTCCCACGGTTTGAGGTTTTACGTAGGACTTCAGGTATTCAAAGCCGTCAGTGACGGAGCGGGAAGTGCTGGTTCCAAACACCAAATCAAGGCCGGAGGACCCAAGTTCAGAAACCCCCTGAAGAAGAGACAGCGCGGCCGAAGGCACCGCTCGGCCAAACTCCTGCCCGGCGGTGATTCCGGTGTCTACCGCGCTTGCCAAAAAGGACTGGTCTTCCTCGGACCCCTGAGCAAAATCAGCCGGAGTGGGATCAATGAAGTCCGCCGGAGTGGGATCAATGAAGTCCGCCGTGGTGGGCTCGAGGAAGTCGCCCGGAGTGGGCTCGATGAGGTCTACCACTGTTAGCTCCCCGCATAGTTCTGGGCCACCCAAGAATTGTACCGCGCTTCAAACTCTTCGCCAGTCATTGCGACGTTTGGATTTTTAGCTTTAACCATGGCCGTGTACTGCTCAAGGGTTGGCGGAGTGCCAGTTCTTTGGGCTGCCGCAGGCGGTGGTTCCTCAGACGACGAAGCAGACCCGAACAGCTTAGCGGCGTTCTCGGCCCCGTAGAGCTCTACAACCTTGTCCCGAGCAACCTGCGTAGCGTAATCGTTCAGCTCCCCACCGCCTTCCGGAACGGCAAACACCCCGGCATCAAACACAGTGGTGTACATGGTGTCGAACGTGTCGCGCATGTCCTTGATGAGCTTGCCTTCGGCCTCCGTCTCAGCTTTAGCCCCTGCTTCTCTGGCCGCCTGCTCCGCAGCACGGACCTCCAGAGCCTTGAGCTGCAAGGCCCGAGCATCGCCAGCCCGGCGCTCTTCGGTCGCTCGCGCGCCCTCCATGCCGACAAGCAACCCCTTGGCAATGTTCTCTGTGGCACGTGCGGAGGTCCCGGCCGCAATCGCCGCACCGATGATGCCGCGGTTGAGCTGGTCAATGTTCTTTTCGTAGGCCGACGAATCGCCAGTCATTTCTTCTAGGGTCTTGGCAAGGTCGAACCGCAGGTCACCCGTGGGTTCTTCGACCGCTGTTTTCACGATCTCGTCGGCAACCTCTTCCGGCGGAGCCGTGTCGAGTTTCGCTCCAATCCGTTCCACAAACGCGTCCACGCCAATTGCATTCACCTTTGGCGGCACAACGACAGTACCAGCGGTCGCCCCGATATCGACAGGCTCAGCCGACCGGACGGTCGAAGGCCCGATGCCTATGGCACGAGCAGGGTTCGGCCGGGCTGCCGGAGCGGGAGGAGCGGCCGGGTCTTCAGAGGCCTCTGCGGAACCCATCGTCGGGGCGAGGTTGATCAGGCCGCCGAGGAAAAACCCCGGGGGCTGCGCAGGCTGCATCTGCAGCGACTGCGGCATCTGCGGCGGCATGTAGGCGGGCTCTGCAATCGCGGGCTGGATCGGCTGCTGCGGCATCATCGACTGCGGCTGCATCATCCCCATCCCGTCGTCCATGGGTTGCTGCATCCCCATGTCCATGGGTTGCTGCGGCATCGGCTGCTGCATGCCCATCCCCATGTCCATGGGTCGCTGCGGCTGCATCATAGGCTGCTGCGGCTGCATAACAGGAGGGGCAGGCATCCCCATAGGCTGCTGCGGCATGGACATAGGCCCAAGGTCCGCGGGCCGCGGAGCCTGCATCGCCGTCATCAGGGCCTCGCGCATCAGCTCCTCGGAGCTGGACATGATGCCGCCCATCTTGCGGAGCTCGTCCCGAGCGCCGCTTTGACGGAAGAGCTTGCGGTTGTAGACACCGGACATATTAGGCTCCGCTTGGGTTCATGAGGCTGCCAAGAATGCCTTGGCCGCCGCCGTACTTGTTTCCGTATGCACCGAGCGCCATCCCTGTCCCGAGGATCGAGGACACCGGGCTGGGGGTCGGGGCGCTGGTGACGGCCAGAGTTGACGCCGACGACGGGACTCCGCGGAAAATGTCGGACATGAAGGAGAAGCGCTGGAACGGTTCGTAGGCCGACTCGATAGCCCCGGCCCGCTGCACGTCGTACTCCGACTGGCGCTGCCCCTGCTCGAGCGCGCCCATGTTGAACAGGGCGTTGACGTCCCGCTGACCGAGGCCCTGAGCGGCTTCGCCCAGAGCAGCCTGAGCCGTGCCCAGACCTTGGAAGATCGAGGCGGCGTTTTGACCACGCTGCATCTGGTTCTCGAACACGCTCTGAGCCTGCTGCTGCGCGCCCGTGTAGGCGGCCGAGCGCAGTTGCGCACCGGTGCGGGCCATCTGGTCGGCCGTGTTGCGCTGCAGCTCCTGCTCGGCGACAGCCTGACGGGAGCCACCAAAGGCTCCGGACTGTACTGCCTGCGCCCCGATGCGGTCGCGCTCGATGTCGCCCTGACGTGCAATGTCCCGCTCGGCTGAGCCGATAACCTGCTCGACGAAGGGGTCGTAGAAGGACCTGTAGGACTGCGGGTCGTAGGCCCCCGTTGTCCCGCCCAGTGCGGCAACGCCCTGCCCCATAGTCTGCGTCCCTGCCTGCAGGTATGGGGCGTAGGCACCGATACCCTCAGTGGCCATCCTTGCCGCGCGTTCCTGAGACGGCGTGAACGGCATGATCTCGGGCCGAGGAACGCCGCCCTCGACCTTCTGGATCGGCTGGCCGCGAATGTCGAGGCGTGGGCTGCCGTCGGCGTTGAGCTCGTAGAGCGGGTTCCCCTGCGCGTCCGTAACGGGCCTGCCGTAAAGAGGCGAGACCGCGGCGATGCCTGACGGCTGCCCGGTTGCTGGGTCCACGTTGTAGATGTTGGCAAGAAGGTCTTTTAGAAACCGTTCCTGATACTCAGGAAGAAGAGAGATAGTCTCTTGGCGGACTGTTTGATCGGCCATTATGCCCTCCGCTCAAAGCGCTGCATCATGCGGTACATTTCCGCTGCGCCCTTGGCGCGGTCGCCATTGCCTGCACCACGAACCGCGCGGTTCGTCATGACAAACTCCCCGTCCGAGAGCCGAGCTTCTTGGACAGGCTTGCCGTTCTGGTAGATGCGGGAGGGGATCGAGTCGCTGGTCCCGGTTCCCGGACCTTGGACCATGCCGCCCTTGGCGTAGTTGGAGCCGTAGCGGTAGTCAAAGGTCGGGGTCCCACGGTAGTCTGGAAGACGTTCACCCGTCTCAAGTTGGCGCTGCTGCTCGGGGGTTGTGATGGTCACGTTCTTGGGCTCGGTCGCCTTCAGGATCGCGGCAAGCATCAGAGGATTGTCAAAGGCCTGAAGCAGGCCGCCAAGGCCCTGAGACTTCTTGGCCCCGGTGGCCGCAGCTGCGGCCGAGGGCGTCCCACCGAGGCCCGGCAGCAGGCCGCCCAGAAGGTTCCCGCCACCTTTCCCGCCACCGCTGAAGGCGTCGAACACAGCAGAACCAGCCGCCTGCGAGGAGCCACCTCCGCCAAGAAGGTCGGCCACGATGCCAGCCTTCCCGCCGAGACCGCCCGTGACGAGCGATCCGATGCCCGTCTTGAAGGCGTCCGAGATGCTGCCACCGCCGAACAGTGTGCCGAGACCACCGCCGAGCGCTGCGCCTGCCGGGCCGCCAGCCACAAGGCCAACAAGACTTCCGATTGTAGAGAGAAGGCTCATGTGATTACCACCGTGACTGTGCCGAGGACCGAGGTTCCAGATACCCCTGCCACGTGCGGCGTGTTTTCTTGCGTGATCTTAACAAAACCGTCGTGCTGGAACAAGGCTCCAGTCGGCAGGCCCTGATCGTTGGTCGGAAGATTCGTCAGGCGCAGCGTCGTGAAGATCGCGTCACCGGGGTTGTTGACCTGCTGGACAAAAACGGCAAAGGCGCGGATGACCTGCGCCATGTATTGACGATTATATTCTTCCGGAGGAGTCGGGAAAAATGGGGCTGGTGCGGATGAGGGCACGGCTACCTCCGCCCGTCAGTTCGGACATCGAGCCTCGGGTCGCCCAGCCGCCACGCAGTGTTCAGCTGATTCGACTCTATCCGCAAGGACATAGACCTGCCACGAAGGCGCGTGAACAACTGGTTTGTAAACTGCTCTACCGGATGGGAGGCCGTCTTCGTTACGGCCTCGTCGTCCGAGGCAAAGTACGCCCCGCCCGGGAAGTTCCGAGCCTTGATCGTGAGTGTAGCTGTCGGCGACGCGTTGGTCGAATTGCGGAAGGTCAGGTCAGGGATAATCCGCGTGGCAAACATGAACTGGTCGCCGTCGCCAATGTCCACGACGCTCGACTCGATGTACGCGTCCAGCGGCACCGCCGGGCTGACGCTGCCGTCGTTCAGTCCGCTCTCTTGATAGTAGACGTAACCGTCTGGGGACACGGCCAGCGGGAACGGAAAAACGTTCCTGTCGGCCCATGCAGTACGAGGCATGCGGCCGTAGTACCACACACGCTGCTCGTAGTTGTAGACGACGTAGCTGTCGTTCTCTTGGCTGTTGCTGCTCGGGTAGAGCCACCAGACCTCCGAGAAGGCACTGGCGTGACCAGCGTATACCTTGAGCTGCTGGTCAATGTTCATGCCTGAAAAGACATACTCTTTCACGTCGCATGGGATTTGGGTCACAGCGCCGTCATAGAGGTAGAACTCCCCACGACCCATCCAGAACACAAGGTCTCCGACAGCCACCATCGAGTTTGGACTGACGATGGACGTGGCCGACGAAACCTCCTGAATCCCGAATGTGAACGGAGGCCCAATAAATTGCATCGCGTGGACTGACGCATCAGTAAATACGACAACCTGCTGCTTCGTCTGGATGGCCCCGACGATGGTTGAGCCTGTGCCGAGTCGAAGCTCCCCCGCAGTCGTCGTCGCCATGGTTCGCCATTCTGTAGCGCTCTCCTGATCGGAGAAGCGGATGGTCAGAGGGTCTTGGACCCCGGGAGTGCTTTCCGGATCACAACCAAAGGCTATGATGTGGCGATCCCGCTCCGAAACGACAACACTCTTTGCCACTGTCGGCGCGGCCTGTGCGCCAGCGAGGTCGGCCAAGGCAACCGCCCGAGACGTGATGCCGCTGGACTTGTTCCAGTAGTAAAGGCCGCCGTCCTGCACGGACATGATGAGGTCTTCGCCGAAGTTGTCCTGAGACCAGATTCGAAGCTGCGTGAACGAGGTAGTGATTGGAGTTCCTGAGCCCCACGTTCCGCGGGACCATGTACCCGCACCCCAGCCCGTACCGACAACACCCGTGTTGAGACCGGTGTTGATCTGGTATGCGCCAACCACTGCCGCACCTCCGTCCCCTATGTCGGAGGCGTTGGCCGTGACGCTGAGCGTGATCGTATAGCTGTTGGCGTTTATGACGCTTGTGATCTGGTACTCTTTGTTGAGCACGGTTGCGGTGACGTTGCCGCCAAGGCTGGCCGCGCCCGAGAAGGTCACGAAGTCATTGGCCACCGCACCGTGTGCTGTGTCAGTCACGACCAAAGTAGACGAGCCCGTGGTGGCTGCGAATGTAACGGCACCGGCTGTCGTTGTTGCTCGGATGGGGGTGACGTCAAAAGGACTACCACCTTGAAGGATGTAGTACTTCAGGTTTGTGCCGCACCCGACAAGGTTCGTCCCGTCAAGAGCGATCCACGGCAGAAGAGACCGCCCAGTACCAAGGAGCGCGGTCCGAGTGTACCGCTGCCACCCACCAATGCTCTCGGGCTTCCCCGCTCGGAAACGCACGAGATTGCAGTCCCACCACCCACCCTCGTTGCCGTAGGCGGTGGTCTCGCGGTTGATGCCGGGGCGGAATACGAGCTTGGTAAGGGGCATGACGGTCTCCTGTTGCCGGAGATATTACATCAACCGAGCAGCTTCGCCAATGTCTTCGGCCCAGCCACGCCGTCGGCAACGAGACCGTTCTTGCCCTGCCACTCCTTCACCACGTTCGAAGTCCAAAACCCATAGATACCGTCAGCAGGCTCGATGCCCAGCTTCTCCTGAAGCTGCTTCACCAATGCGCCAGTGCTTCCTCGTTTCAGGGTTTCGTTCCCAACAGTTGCGGGGGCCGAGGGCCGAGTTGCGGGGGCCGCGGCCTTTGGTGCCGGAGCCGATACCTTCCCGCCCAGCGCCGCCATGGCCTTAGCGTAGCGCGCCTTGCGGTCGGCTAAGCCAATGTCGCCACCGTTGATGATCTTGGTCAGCTTCACCACGTCGCCCGTGTCGGCCACGTCGTTCAGATTGCGGCTGCCCCAGAACCACAGTGCGCTCTCAAGTGCGCCCTTCTTGGTCAGCAGGTAGGCGGCGGCTTCCTCGGCGGTCATGCCCACGGTCTTTCCAAAGGCCGTCGTATTCGCACGGCCAGTGACTTGCTTCAGACCTTTTCCGGAAAAAAGCCAGCCGTCCCCCTCTTTCACATTGCCCAAAGCGCCGCCCTTGGAGCGGTTCTTATCCATGTACACATAGTTGGCGATCTTCTCGGGTTTGCCTGCGTACTCGGCGGCGTTCTCCTTGCCGGGGCCAAAGTAGCGCGGGAACACCTTCAGGAGGGTGGCCTCCTTGTAGTTCAGGTTCTCCTGCAAGACCCGGAAGTCAGAGCTCTCGTGGGCGCACTGGCTGATGAAGCCAGCGATTCGCTTGTCGGTGGTGATGCCGTACTTCGGCAGCATCTCATTGAGTGCCGCGCACCACGCTCCAACTTCCTTGTTGGTCGGGATCATAACGGCCAGTTGGGCTTCGGTAATCAGGCTCATTTATTGGCTCCTTATTCGCACCACGAGGACTTAGCCTCGCCTTTGTAGGGGCGGGCTAGACCCGCCTCAATCAGCATCTCAGAAAGCCCGCGCCCGTCCAAAACGACCATGCCTAGCACGCGGCCACCATACTTATCCCAGCTTTTGATGTGAATGTTGACTTCTTTGGCTTCGGCAACGGCGCGCTGAGTGAAACGTGTTGCTTCCACCGCCCTCTTGGCTTCAGCCTCGCACTTGGCGCGAGGTGCTTTCTCGGGCGTATCAACACCTATCACGCGGATCGACAGCTTTGGCGGGAGAGGCTTTGGTAAAAAGTCCACCGCGATCTCTACCGTGTCTCCGTCGATGACGCGGGTGATCTCGTAGGCGTTAGCAGAAGCGGCAAAACTGCCACCAACGAGCGTTGCTGTTAGAGCAAGCCACTTCACTTCTTCGGCTTTCTGATGCGAACCTTCTTGGTGATCTCACCAAGCACAGCCTCTTGCGCCATGTCCTTGCCCGTGCCGCCGAGCAGGTCACCGACGTTGCCAGTGGCTGCCGCTTTGATCGCGTTCTCGACTGGATCAGGCAAGTTCACCTTGTCCAGCACCGCGTCCACGGCCTTCTCTTTGAGCTTGCGGCCCATGAACATTCCAATAATGCGTCCGATCATTCGGTGTACTCCTGCGGTTCGTCGCGTTTGCGGTTGTTGCCTGCAGCCATCACGCCGCCCAAAGCACCAGTGATAAAGCTGGCAATCGGGGTGAGGATGGCAAACAGCGCCCGGTCGTTCTCGCTGCTCTCTCCGAGCGGCTGGGTCACGAAAACCAAGCTGTAGAGGATGATGAATATGCTGCCGCCCAAGATCATGGTGAGCGACACGCCGATAAAATAGCGCAGCTTACTTTCCAGATAGTCAGGATCGTTCTTTCTCATGGCGCAGCCCCTCCAGTCAGATCATCAGCGCAGTTCTTGGTACGAAGGCAGATCGGAGGCTGGCACTCAAGTGCGCTCCAATTTTGTGGGTCTTGGCACGGATAGCGATACCATCCGTCTCCGCTGAAATAGAATACCAATGCAATACCAATTGCAAAAGCAGGCCATATCCAGTGTTCCAATGCCATCACCACCTCCCTATGTAACGGCCCCAGAAGTACAGGCCGACGCCAGAAATCACCACGGACAGCAGGACTATACCAAACCAGAGGAAAAACTCTACGATAGACTCGATAATCTCCTGACGACGGTAGACCTGTTCGCGCTGTCGCTCTCTGACCCGGCGCTCAATCGCCTGAAACTCCAACCACGCATCGTTTCCGTACTGATAGCTAATCAGCTGGCGCAACTCTTTCCGCTGCTGTTCGCACTGCTTCTGGGCGGCAAAGATGTCGATGGCGCTCTTTTGGTTGCCGCCGCCGAACAGCGTCTTGAACACGCCCGGAGGCTCGTTCGCTCTCTCCGCAGCGTAGGCGATGTCAGAGACAGCTTTGCCCCACTCGGAGAGCTGGGACGCCATGTCTTGGATTTCACGGCCCGCCGCAATGCCTTGTTTCAGCAGGCTGAAAGCCTTGCTGCCTACGCTAAGGGCAATGCCTATGCTGGCGGGGTCAAACATTACAGGCTCCAGAACGGTGGGCATGGGTAGAGCGGATGGACCGCCAGCGCCACGTCCGCACTATACCTGCAAATCTTGACAAATACCATGCTGCCGTCGATCCACAGGTGGGTGTAGGCCACCCAGATCAATGGCAGTGTCACTTCGCTAGGCTTCGCATCAGTTCGTCGATCTTCTTGTCAAGATTGTCCAGCCGAGAGATGACCCGGTTCATGTCGGTGTGCATGTCGGCCCGCGTGACGTAGTCACGGGCTACTTCTTCCCGCGTCCTGTTTAGCAGGATTTGCAGGCGCTTCACTTCCTCAACATGGTTTTTCAGCACCCAGCCGATCAGGCCGAGTGCTGCTGATAGACCGAGGCTCCAAAGCATCTCGGTCGTCATTTTACCACGGCGTCCCGGTCAGGGTGGCGGGTGCCTTCTGGGCGTCGATCTGGCTCTGCAGAGAGGCCTCCGTCTCGGCCTTGTCCACTGAACCCCAGACCCATCCCAGCACGTCGGCTTCGGTGAGGCTGGCATAGGGCTTGAAGCCCGGTGCGGTGGCGTCAGGAGTGAAGCCTGCGGTGCCGTAGGACGAGGCGCTGTGGTCCCCATCGACGGCAGAGGCAGTCCAGTGGGCGACCGTCACACCACCATCCGTGGCATTGCGGTCAAGCTGGGCGATGGCCCAAGTGATAGTGGCGGTCATTCGGCTTCTCCTTGTGCCAGCGAGGCGGTGAGCATGTTGACGAAGGCATCGCGGCCCACGCGCAGTTGGTCTAGATTGAACTGAGCGGAACCCATCTTGCGGTCCAGATCAGCGATGTGATTGATGAGCATCTTCTGCTCGTCCGTCAGCTGATCCTCAGTGTAGTCCACGTCATTGATCGTGATGGTTTGGGTTTGTTTCTGTGCCATCGTGATCCTCCTTTCAGGGGGTTAGGGGTTAAGAGATGCAGTAAACGGTGTAGGTGTTGGTAGAGGTCTTACGCACCCGGAACAATCCCGAGGCAGCAGCAGCGACGGTCATGCCACCAACCAGAGTAAGTCCAGTGGCTGTCCCAAGAGTAACTACACCAGCACCAGTATTGATGACCGAGAAGTCGAAGGACATATCCGTCGGGAAGGTGGCTGGAACGCCGCCCTCAATGTCTGTGCCTGTCGGCATGGTCAGCGTGGCCAGAGCGCCAGTATACTGGATGATACCCGTCAGCAGTTCTGCAATGGTGAGTGTTGCAGCAGCACTCTCCACACTCTGGGCTGGCTGGTTCTTGTAAACCACACCAGTGGTGACGGTAGCACCCGTGACATGGAGCGGGGTGATAGGGGAGGTGTTGCCAATCCCTACGTTGCCCGTAGTCGCGATCCTCATGCGTTCAGTGTTGGCTGTACTAAATATATGGGTACTGACAGCAATACCCGTGCCTCGAACAATTTGATACGCCTCCTCACCCGCACTAAAGGCATCGTTAGCGGTTCCGATAATAAAATTTCCGGATGTGTTTACACGAGTACGCCAACGGTTTTGATCTACCGCAGCAGAAGTGGTTTGCAAAATAACAGTCGGCTCTGCGGTTGCGATATGCAAAATTCGCTGCGGAGTAGTCGTCCCGATCCCCACGTTGCCCCCAGAGAGGATTCTCATACGCTCGGTGCCACCTTCTGCGAAGGCAATGGTATTCTCAGCCGGGAAGAACATACCCGTGTTCAGGTCACCAAAATTTGTGATCGACGGAGCAGCAGCAGAGCCGTCTCCAAAGGAGGCCACGCCGTTTACGGACAGGAGGGCGTCTGGCGCACTCGTCCCAATACCCACGTTGCCTGCAGAGGTGATCCTCATACGTTCGAGGTTGTTGGTGAAAAGCGCCATCAGGTGATCGCTCACAGCACGAATCTGCACCGCACTACCGCTGCCATTGGCTGCAAATTGCCCTTGAACAGTCCCGCTGTTGACGTTCACAAAGTTATAGGTTGCCAAGGTGGTGCTAATGTTACCAGCCACGTCTAAAGCACTGGCAGGAGAACTCACCCCAATCCCTACGTTGCCCGTAGAGGAGATCCTCATACGCTCAACCCCACTCGTCTCCACCGTCACGGTATCAGCCGCAGGGAAACGAATGGCGGTGTTGGTGTCGCCAGCGTGGATGATCTTGTCGGCAATGGTCACATCGCCAGTGGCCGTGATGGTTGTCCCGGTGATGGCTGCGGCAGACGATCCACCAATGACAGCGCCGTCCACAGTGCCGCCGTTGATGTCAGTCGTTGTCAGCACAGAAGAAGCCAGCGTGACTACACCCGTCGAGTCCGCAATGGAACCAGCAGAGGTGCCATCCTTAGCCTTGATGGTGGTAACTTCGATGTTGGTGGTGTCTACGGTCGTGGCGTTCGCCGTGGTAAAAGTGCCTGCGGCGGCGGACGTCCCACCGATCACGGTCCCGTCAATGGTGCCGCCCGTGATCTTCACCGAGCTCATGGCAAAGTCATTAGTGATGTTTGCGACGGCGGCACTGCCCCCGGCCCCATCCGAGTAGATAATCGCGCTGTCGCCCGTGGCGATGGTCACGTTCCCGCCGGAGCCCTGAGTAAACACGACGCTCTGGGCAGTGGTGTTCCGCACAAAGTAAATTTTCTGGGCATCGCTGGGCGCGATGGTGATCGTGTGGGTGCCGCTCGGGGAGCCCGCCAAAACCAGCAACTTGTACTGCCCGTCAGATAGCGCGCCGTCCGAAGTTGTCAGGGTCGAGGATGTTCCGCTCAGGGACAGCGCAATCGAGCCGTTGATGGCCCGGTCAAGGATGTTCATGTTGTCGTTGACAACATCCCCCCAGACACCGTCGAGTTCGCCATCGGCGGGGAGCTCGATTCCGAGATTACCTGTGTATGTGCTGGGCATTGTTCATCCTCACGCGGCGACTGGGGTCCAGACCGTAGGTGGCGCTGGCTCAAGGGTTGTCCATGAATTTATAACACCCGGATCGACGTCCGTCCATGACGAACCCGGAGAAGGCAAGACGTCAGACCAAGATGTAGGTGGCGCTGGATTCAGTGGGTCCCACGCGGTTCCGGGACCGGGGACAATCTGGCTCCAGACAAGAACGACGCCGACAGCCCCGGTGGCTGAGACACCAGTGACCTGAACGTCAGCGCCAGCCTCGGGGACCACAGTGCCCACGGCCACGGTGGCTGAGACCCCAGTGAGCTCTGCAATCGTCGGGATGATGATCACCACGTCGCCTACAGCGCCCGAGGCCTCAACGCCAGTGACTGCCACATCAGAGCCAGCCTGAGCGACGACATCACCCACAACAGCAGATGCAGAGACGCCAGTTGGCAAAATGAGGGCAGAGCCTGAGACGAAAACGTCGCCTGTCTCTCCGGTGGCTGATACCCCCGTCGGCTCGACAATCGCCCCTGCGGCCACTGTGACAGAACCTACAGCGCCAGATGCCTCAACGCCCGTGACCGGTACGTCAGCCCCAGCCCGCGCAATGACAGTTCCAACTGCCCCAGACGCAGAGACCCCGGTAGGTAGAACAAGGGCGGAGCCCGTGGCAACAACTGTGGCGACGTCCCCGGTGGCTGATACACCTGTGGGCTGGACAAGGGCGGTGCCAGTGACGGTGACAGTGCCAATTGCGCCAGTGGCAGACACGCCAGTGACGACGACGGGGATTGCCTCACCCCACGCCCCAGAGGACCACGTACCACGGCCCCAGCCTGTAAGGGTCGTGTTGGCCATGGCCGCCCCTTAGCTAATACGAATTATGGCATTCGTGGAGTCGGCTGCGGGAAACTGGATGGTGAAGGTGCCTGCAGTGGAGATTTTGTCTCCACCGAAGTCCAGAACCGCAACGGACGGGTTGGTGTAGGTATGCGCCGGAGTCGTGTTGTAGATCAACGCACCGCGGGCCGTGATGGTCGCCGAGGTGAACGACAGATCATCAAAGTCTGTGAACGCCGTGGTGCCAGACGTGGTCGGGCTGATGTTGGTCAGGGAGCCGCCACCGGCCGAGTAGCTGCCCGAGTTCGCCACCTCGTTCGAGGACGAGTAGGCAGTGGTAGCCGCACTGAGATCGGCCGAGCTCGTGTAGAGAGCCAGCTTGAACGTGTCGCCGCCGCTCGAGCGGAAGTCGTGGACGCCCTCGAGAAGCTCGTCCTTGAACGAAGTGCACATTGCTTGCGAAATGGCCAAAGTAGCCTCCTATAGCTTTTGAATGGCCGCAGCCAGTTGTGGGTGCCCAGCCTCTACGAGCGCATTATACACGGTAAGGCGGTCGTTGGTAACTGCCTCTTTCATGTAGGCCGTCACGACAGTGAGCAGGGCGCTTCGGTAGGCCAAGGCCTGATCCCTGATCCCCTGCGGCGCAGAGTCAGACACGCTGATGAGCTTGTTCACGCAACGGAGCGCGACCTCCTCGGGCGTCTGGCCCCGGTTGCTGGTCGTCGTTACGGTCACGATGGGCGTGGAAGGCAGGTTCATGGAGGCTGAGAACATTACTCTTTGGACCTCACAACCCTGCCGACGCGATACTCGTCGGTCGTCTGCTTGGCTTCGCCCAGCATCTTCAGGCCGATCAACGACTCTTGGAAGCGCTTGTCGTAGGCCGCCATCAGGTCCGGATCGCCCTTCAAGAAGATATAGGCCTCGATCATCGCGCCGTAGAACAGGGTCAGCTCAGCGTTGATGCTCAGCCACGTGGTTCCGCTATCCGAACCGGCCGTGAGGCTGGCCGGGCGGTAGAAATAGTGAAGCTCCATAATGTAGTCATCATTGGGGGTAGGAGCCAGAAGGAAGTTCTCGTTGTCGAACTGTGCGTAGTAGCGCGGCTGTCCTGTGGTCGTCGAGTCAGGGTTATACTCCTGAAGGAAGCTTACATCCTTAAACTCCGCGAAGGCCTTGTCGTTGTTGTCGCCCCGGTACGAGAGCGAAAAGGGAGCAAGGAAGTCGCTGGGGGCAGCCAGAAACTGATTGCCAATGGTAGCGTTGGCCGTGGCGTTTTTGCGGAACAGGTTCAGCTGCACACTCTTCAGAATCCGTTCTTCCGACAGGCGGATGAACAGGGGAAGGTTGTTCACGAAGGTGGTCTCTGTGGTCTCGAGATAGTCCTGCAGAGCCTGCTTCAGCTGGCCGTATGTAAAGCTCATGTGATCTCCACCGTGACAAAGCCGAGGCTGACGACCATGGGATACACAGGCGCAACCGGCGGGAATACGGTATTTCCAACGGGGACGTAGACGTGCCCAGCCTCAGGGTCCGGGCGCGGATTGCGCAGCGCCTGCGGATCAGGGTAGGCCTTTGGCGGGAAAAGCTGCGGGTGCTTCGGGTCAAACTCGTCCGGGCCCACAAGCAGCCCGGTCCACTCCTTGCGCATGTCGCGCAGGCGGAACCGAACGCCGGAGCGATCCGAAATTCCCCAAGCCTTTTTACCGCTGGCAAACGACATCAGAACCTCAAGTATGCTACGTCGGGCTGCAGCTTCAGCGGGACGCGATCTTCGTCTTCCTCGGACGCGCGGGCGAACTCTTCGTCGTAGATCGCCTTGAGCATGGCCATCCGCTCCGGGGCCCGCTTCATGGCAAGATAATAGGACAGGCCCGCAACCATGCAGGGGTAGAAGCGCCACGGCATGTCCGTGGTGTTCTGCATCGTCCCTGCGTCCTGAATGCGCCGCACGTAGTAATAAACCAGCTGGTCTGTCGAGTTCTCAGGAACCTGCCACAAGTTGATGACCGGGGAAATCTTCCGGTCGTAGTAGAACTGCGACGGGCGACCCTGTGCGGTCTTGTTGGGCAGCAAGAAGTAGTCGCCGCGGCTGATCCGTTCGACCTCGTAGTCCGTACCTGAACGACGAAGGACCATCTCCAAGATGTCCGCGTGGTCTGCGCCGACCGTATAGGTCGCCGTGCCCTGTGTGACGGTGATCGTCGCTTGGGCCACGGTCCACAGGTTGAGGCCGCGGTTGGCCCATTCCGCGAACATCAGATTCAGGGACCGCCGGGCCGTGCGTGCGTCGTAGCCCGTGCGAACCTCAAGCCCGCAGCGCTCATACGACTCTTCGATCAGCTCTCCAACGTCTAGGTTGAACGTCGCGGTTCCGGAGGTGGTCATGGATCAATCCCTAAACTTCGCGGTCTTCTTTGCGATCTTCTTAGGTTGTGCCACAAACTGCTTGCCTTTGCGAGTACCTTCGCGCTTGGCACGGCTCGTGGCCGCATATTCGGCAGGACTCAGCGCTTCACGCGCGCCCTTGGGCAGGTAGCGTTCGCCCGTGGCCTTCGGGCCTTGAGTCGAGGGTTTGCCACTCTTGGTGCCCCACTTCTCGTCGGTCCATTTCTTTAGGCTTTTCTGCGGGGCTTTCAATCCTTGTACCCTCCACCTTTGGCCTTGTACTGCTGAGCCAGCATCTGGGCCTTGCGGGCACTCCACTGCCCCGGAGACCCGCCCTTGCCGCCAGCCTTGATGCTCTCAAAGAGCGACTTCCGCATGGACGGCTTGGTGTAGTTCCCGGCCTCGTTGACACGGGACTTCGGCTTCTTGCCGCCGGGGGTCGAGACCTGTTTGGACATACTCGAGCGGTTCATGTCAGCAGTTCCATGCACGAAGGGATTTGTTGATGCGGCTGTTCGGATCGTTGCGGGTCTTCTCGCTCGTCAACTTTTTCTTCATGCCATTCATCCTCGAGCAAAAGCTCTTACGACGGGCCGCATCCTTGTCTGTCTTCGGGTTCGGAGCTGGGGGCTTCAGGTTCATGCCTTGGGCTTTCGCCGAAGCTCGGCCCTTGGCGTTTAAGCCCCCAGCGGGGTTCTTCCCTTCTTTACGGGTCCACGCGGCTGTCTTAGCCATCACCCTCGCCCCTCTTTTGTAATCGGGCCGCCGACCAGCCACGCGTCACAGGTACGGCTGCCAGCGCATTTGAAGTGGAAGAGCTGGCAGTATCCGAGGTTTGAAGCCTCGGCCACTGACGTAGAGTTCGCCATCTCGAACTCTTCGTCCCCGGCCATACCCGCAGAAATGCACTCAAGCATCTTGGGGGTCTGAACAAAGGCCGCGCAGTTGCCGCAGCGCGAAGCCTTGGCCTCTGTCGGTGTCACGTCCCAGAGGTCCGCCAGAGCCTTCCAGAACTTGTTGTTCGGAAGCTCCGGATTCATCGGGCCGTAGCCGTACTCCTCGATGGCGTGGTTCCGGTTCTTCAGGTTAACATGCACGTCCTTCGTGGCCGTCGGGCAGGCCTCCCCGTCGCGGTAAGCCGCGACGAGTGCCGATCCACGAGAGGATGTTGGGCGACGGGCCATGTCGCCCTTATCCGTAGTAGACGTTGATGGATGCTAGTTCATCCGCGTAGACGTACACGCCAATCCGAGCGAGGAAACCGTCGTCGGGAAGGCTGAATCCGTTGAAGAAGATGTCGCTGGCGGAGGTGTGGTAGGTGGCAAGCCAACGGGCGTTATAGCCGTTCTGCTTGTTGGAAACATAGCGGCAGACGGTGCTGGTGGCGATAGTCCCGCTGTTGATGTCGGTTAGCGTGAAGGTGTCATTACCCGTTACGGTGATGACGTAGCTCCCGGGAGTCGCGATG